CCATGGAAACAGTCAGCGCAAAGTACACTGGCACAGTTTACACCCGCGAAGATTGGTACAGTTTTTTTCCCTATGATAATATAAAATGTTTACCCAAGTTGCCCTGGACAGAGACAGACAAATGGACACAGAGTTTTCACATGGGCAGTGGACTACATGCAGTCAATATAGCACTACATAATGGCGCAGATGTTGTAGTAGTAATTGGACATGATTTCTGGGGCTCAGGTGCAAGTCATAACAACCTGTACAAAGGCACTGAAAACTATGCTGATGTAGTGGCACCTGCAGTGGATCCAAGTTTTTGGATCAAACAATTCCAACGTTTTTTTGAATTATACCCAGATAAACAATTTGTATTTTGTCAACCTAACATTGCACGGTGGCGTAAACCAGACAACTGGAACTATGATAATCTGCAGTATGAAGAATTAACTACACTAGTGGACACTCTCAAACAAATAGGTTGACACACTATATATGCATGTTATATTAGTATTATGTTCAGTAATGATGTAAAACGTATAGGGTTTGCTTGCAAGTATTTTCATCCGGATCAGAGTCTCAAAAAGAAACTACTTGAAGAGATTGAGCGTCCATTAAATGAACGTACTACAACTATTACATGGCTTAATAGGCAAACTCAGGAAGTTGCTGAACAGCGGTTGTGGGATATTATGGTACACAATATTCAGAGCTTTGAACGACTAATTACATATGTAGGAGGATTACCCCATGAATTACGAATGGTTAGACTTGGCAGTAGTATACTCCCTGCCTATACTGAGCCTAGTTGGAGTTATTATTGGCAGTTACCTGATGTACGGCGCTATCTGGAGACTAACCTCGCACCGGTTGGTGATAAAGCTCGTGCTAGGGACGTACGGCTCAGCATGCATCCTGGTCAGTTCACTGTGCTTGCTAGTGACCGCCCAGATGTTGTTAACAGGAGCATAGAAGAATTTGAATATCACACCGATGTCATCAGGTACCTTGGGTACGGTAAACAATTCCAGGATTTCAAATGTAACGTCCATATCTCGGGTAAACGCGGTCCACAAGGCATCATTGATGTCCTCGGAAGACTTTCTCCGGAATCACGAAACTGCATTACTATTGAGAATGACGAGATGTCGTGGGGTATCGACGCAAGCCTCGAACTCGTCGACCACTGCGCCCTCGTTCTTGATATACACCACCACTGGGTTAAAACAGGTGAATACATCTCCCCTATGGACGATAGACTTGCTCGCGTAAAAGATAGTTGGCGTGGTGTGCGTCCTGTTATTCACTACAGCGTTAGCAGAGAAGATTACCTTGTTGAGCACTGTCAAACAACTAAGCCCAACTATGATGCACTGCTAGAACAAGGCTACAAAAAAGGCAAACTTCGTGCGCACAGCGACATGTATTGGAACAGTGCAGTAAATGATTGGGCAGTAAGTTTCAATGAAGACTTTGACATTATGTGTGAAAGCAAAGCAAAACAAGTAGCAAGCATTGACTTCTACAATAAAATGTATCAAAAGAAAGTAAACAACAATGTACTCAAAAGTTGATCAACATATTAAAACACTCTATAACGAGCCTTTAGATCCTCTATGGGACAACCAAAAAATAACCTACGACACAGCAAAGTATAACTGGAATAAAATCTTTTTAGGTGTTACACAGGAACTAAAGCCTGAAATCAAAAACCTGCAAGATATTCATTTACATTTTCAACTAGAAGATTTTGTAGATTTACGCAAACACTACGAGCGTTTTACTAATAGCTCGCAGTTTAGTACGATGGTAGATGAGTTTATTGTAGACTATGTAGTAGATAAGATTCCTAGTGAAGAATATCTTGTACAACGCACAACAGGCATTCGTTTGCTAATCCCAGATCAAGTCAAGCAAGGCAGACTGTTAAACTTTCACACAGGGTATTGGACAGGCTATGACAACCATATGTATACCACATGGGTACCTGTCACTGACAGTTGGGATAGCAATGCAATGCAGGTATTAACCTGGGAACAAACACTTAAAATCACAGATGAGATTTATAACAATAAACTAAGTCTTGAAGAAGTACAAGACATGTGTGAGAAAGTTTGCTGGCCCGTAAACTGTAAAGTCGGCGAAGCATGGCAGTTCAATCAAGGTGTATGGCACGGAAACATTAACAACGACACAGGTGTAAGTCGTGTAAGTTTTGATGTGCGTGTTGCTACACCACAAAGCGACTTTGAACACAGACGTCCCGGCAGTTTTTATAGATTTCCTGGAGAGAGCGCAGAAGAAAACTTTGCAAAACTTCGCACAGATGGTAAATGGATTGTGTTTACAGATCAAAACAGCGACTTTGTTTATCCTACTCCGCACTATATGATTCGTGAGTTTATGATTTCTTATGCAAGAGGCTTGGGAATCAATCCAGTTGAATGGGCAAACGAAGCATGGTGTACAGATTGGATGCCTGCATTTGATTACAAAATCAAACAAGATCTTCAAGGTATAGTACTACCAAGTATCTTTGCATTCAGCGAAAGCAACGAACGTGTATTAGAAATGCTGTCAGAAGGCATTGAAAACGGTATGCAGTTCTTATTTGTTGACGAAAACCTTGTAGCAGATACGCAAAAAGATTTGGATCATATCAAAAAACTTTACAACTTTATGAAAAAATAGCTCTAAAAAGGTTGACAGGACCTATAAAGATGCTATTATATATGTATAAGTTGAAAAGAGAGATGAGGTCCAAAATGTTTAAAATCCCTAGTTTTTACGAAATGCCTATGACTTTTGAAGATGCAAAGCGGGCATTAATCGGTTTGGACGGCAAGCAGGATTTGCTTGGCGCAATGGAAGCAATGGACGCTCGTTGGAACGAGTATTGCAAATCATCATTCACAGAAACTCCTCAGTACGAAGACGATGATGACTTCTACAGTACATGGGAGTATGAGGTCAACGCTTACAATGTTGTTTATGAATCAATGGCGCCATTGTTTGCACAAAAAGGTTGACACTAGCCTAATATATGCTATTATAAATGTATAGTTTGTTGTTAAGGAGAGATGAGATGACAGCAGTAACAGTTGAAATGATCCCAAACATCGTCGAAGAAGCAAAAGTCGAAGCATACAAGGCGGCTGACAAGTTTTTCAAAAATGAACTAGGCGGCAAAGATGCTTATGCATGTGGCTTTGCTTGGGTTAACATCTATGGTGTGAAAATGAACACCAAGATTGGCAAGGCTATGGCAGCCGCTGGTCTGCGTAAAGATTACACTGGCAGTGTTTGCATGTGGAATCCAAGTAAGTATGGTTGCCAGAATGTTGACACACTAGAAGCAGGTGCTCGTGCAGCGGCGGCTGTGTTTGCAAAGTATGGTTTCCGTGCGTATGCTGGTTCACGTTTAGACTAAGGAACTTTATGAAAAAGTTATCACCCAAGCAGTACATGCGCTCTGAGGATTTTAAACAACCCGAGGGCATTCAAAAGGAAGTTAAGCTCTACGACGAATACAGTCGTGTAAAAAGTAACAGAGAGTTTATTGATAGCCTAGGCAGAAAATACTGCGGTGAAGTATATTAGAGGTTGACATATCCTTAGTTGATGCTATTATATATGTATAGTTAGAAACAAGAGAGAGAGAAACAAATGGCTTATATTACCGCTGAAGAAGTAAAAGCAATCCGCGTCGCACTTAAAGAAGAGTTTGGTAAGACATACAAGTTTGGTGTCAAGCGAGATCATAATAGTGGTGTGCGTATTACTTTTAAAGAAGGTCCTGCGTTTGAGACTATTATGAAATATAATCCATATGATCAAAAAGATCAGTTAGTGGATATCAACGAGTATAGCCAAATCAATCATTATCATGCAGAACGTTTGTATGGTGAGAACAATGCCAAGATCCTTGACAAGGTTTCAGAGATTGCACATACTGCACCTGGTCTTGCTGGTGGTAAAACATATTACTGTAATGATGACACACAGACCGATTATTTCGATCGTGCTTACTATGTGTCAATCCATGTTGGCGCCTGGAACAAACCGTACCAGGTTGCTGCATAATAGGACGAAAGAAGCGAAATCTGCGTCCGCTCGAAAGGAGTCAGGGTCAAATACAGCAACCAAGAGTGGTAGCAATACAAGTATTAAAAGATAGTGCTTTACACACTTAAATGATAGAAAGCACTATTTTTTTATTGACTCTTTCATTAACTGAGCATATAATGCTTTATATTAAATGACATAAGGAGATACAAATGTCTAAAATGGAACGTGTACTTGAAGTACTTTCAACTGGTGAAGAACTCACTGCAAAGCAAATCGAAGCTCGTTATGGTGTAGGTAACGCTCGCTCAACAGTTTCAGCACTGCGTATGAAAGGTTATCCAATCTATGCAAACGCTCGCACAGATACAAAAGGTCGTGTAAAGACCAAGTATCGGCTAGGTGCACCATCAAAGGCAGTTATTGCTGCTGGTTACCGCGCACTAGCAGGTAACTAAAACTACAAAAAGAGCATCATGAACTTGGTGCTCTTTTACTTTATGTAATAAATATTTTTTTATTAACAGAGGTTTCGATGGCACTTGACAGCATAGGTCATAACTTACTACACGCTTTAATGTGGGAACAACATGATTTTGAAGTTGTTGATAAACAGGAACGCTGGGACTTAGATGAAGAAGAAAGTGCCGCTGTCACTAAATGGATAGACAGACGAATCATAGAACTCAGAAGTATCAGAGACGGAAACAAATAGGCTCCTATAGTTAAACGGTATAATGAGGGTTTTGTAAACCTTAGTTGGGAGTTCGATTCTCTCTGGGAGCACCATAAATCAAGGAGATATCAAATGTCAAAAGCCGGAGACTTGCTAATCGATGCTGCACTAGCAGAAGCAAAAGGTGCGCTTGCAGTGCATCGTGCAAATATTGAAGTATATCGTACAATGCCTGCAGGTATTGGTGAACACTCAGACGTTACTGAAGCAGTGATTGAAGAACTTAATAAAATGGCTTCTGCTCAAGATCGTATTGATATGATCGACAAATATTTCAAAACTAAAGAAATACTATAAATAACTTTGACAACGGCACTCCATGCCGTGGGCTACAAAAGGACGCATGCGACCGAACTATAGGTTGCTTTATTGTTTGAAAGCACATAACGCCCTGCCCTATGTTATCTAACTAGTCAATCCATAACAACAAAACGGAGTCTTTATTGGACATCTATTATTTTGTTCCGCACCTTGTGGGTGTTGGTCTTGGCTTGATTAGCGGACTTATTCCAGGTGTAGGTAACTTTGTCTTAATGCTGTTAGCATGGCCCTTTTTAACTGTGTTTGGCATAGTTGAACTGTTAATCATGTACGCAAGCATGGCGGCAATCAGTCAATACATTGGCAGTATACCTGCTATTGTATATGGCATACCTGGCGAAAGTTCAAGTTATCCTGCTGTGGCAGAAAGCCGCAACCTCAAAACCATCCCACAAGTAAGCAACGCAATCAGCGGCAGTGCTTTTGGCAGTGCAGTTGGTAGTCTTGTTGTAGTTGGATTATGCTATGCTTTTGTAGAGTATACACCTTTAATCAAGTACTTTTACAATACATATGTCCTAGTTGGTCTGCTACTAGCAGTCACACTGGCAATGATTGTTACTTGCGGTAACCGTTGGTATGTAAATGCACTGTACATAGTTAGTGGACTTGGATTAGGGATTATTGGATACAATAGTTATCTAAACATCAATGTAGCAACATTCGGCAACACTTATTTGTACGCTGGTCTTCCAATGCCAGTTGTGTTGATTTGTTTATTTGCTATTCCGCAGATGTTGCATCATTGGGATGCTGACATAGCCAAGACAAAAGCAAAGGCTTATGAACTAGGTCGTGTGTACATTCTCAATCCTTTGGCACTATTAGCAAGCACAGCGATAGGTTTCTTCGGAGGGCTTATTCCTGGACTTACTACAGTGTTTAGTAGTACAGCCGCATACAATGCTAGTATGTTGGTGACCAAAGATCCTGTAAATCGTATTGTGGTTAGTGAAACTGCAAACAATGCAGGTGCTTTCAGTATGTTGTTGCCACTGCTTATATTTGGAGTACCACTTATTGGCAGTGAAGCAATACTGTTGTTCCTCATGGAACAAAAAGGTTTTAACCTTGTACAGTTTGAGTTCAGCGATTTTCTTCCTGAACTTGCCCTTGGACTTGTGTTAGTAAACTTTATTGGATTTATGATTGCTTGGCCCTTGAGCAAAATGGTGCCAGTTTTTTATAACTTTAACTTAAAAATCTTAATAAGTTTATTGATTATTGCATTGTTTGGTGTTACACTGTATACAGGTTTAATGAACTACAGCATGCTATATTATTTAATATGTTTCGCTGTACTAGCACCCATAGGAATGCTATTGAGAAACACAGACACACTTCCTTTAGTGTTTGCATTTATCATTCATAACAAACTAATAGATGGAGTATTTAGACTCAATCAACTTTTATTCTAGGAGATATAGATGAAGAACCTACTAGTTGCATTTTCGATTGCACTATTTACGACTACTGCTTTTGCGGCAGAAAAACTAACTATCCTTAACAGTGGTAGTAAAACAGGCGGCTTTAGCATGCAAAGCCAAGCATACAGTACTGACCTAGCCAGCAGTTATGACGTAAACTTGGTAAACCCAGGTGACCGTTGTGTTGCACTAGGAAGTTTGCTTCCAAAGATTGATGGTCCTGTGCTTATGCCATGGGCTAGTGATTATGAAGCAGTAGGGCGTGACGGCGGCTGTGTTAAGTTTGACATCAACGATGCAATCACACTGCGCTATGATTCAGCACCTTTGTTTGTGTGTACCAGGGGTGGCTTTATTAGCAAAGACTCAGGTCGTGTAGCACACACAGTACCTGCAGACGGTCCATTGGCTCGTATTGTACAAGAGTTCAACAACCAATGGGGAACTACACACAAGCCTGTTGTCTATGATGGATCAGGCGATGCACGTCTTGCTCTTATCAACGGCGAAGTAGACTATGCACTGCTTAGTAAAAAGCATGTATTGGTTGTTACTGAAACTGATCCTGCTATTACTTGCGAGCAAAGCCTTGCTAGTGTTGGCGAAAACAGTTTGCCACAAATGACAGGTAATCCTAAACTAGCATTTGGTTGGGATATGACTTGGATGGCACTTAATATGACACAGGAACAAGCAGATGGGTTGAAGTTGCGTATGATGGAAAACCATTTGAACTGTGACAGTGCTATTGGTACATGGACAAAGTGTAACAGCGTATACACAACTCGTTGGGATCTCACCGAAGACGAAATCAACAGTCGTTGGGAACCAATGGTAGAAAGCCAGCGATGAAACTAGATCCATATGATTTTAAGATCCCACTGAAACCTATCAGTACTGAGGAAAGTGTTCTTCCGGTAATCCGAGAACAGTATCCTTGGCATTGGGATCCTATGAAACAGGATCACGGCGATGCTCTCAACTATGAGGGCAACGTCGAGTTTGATTGGGAAGGTCTAGCAGAGTTTGCAATCAATAAAGCAAACCAGCATATGACACCAGAAAAGTTTTGGTGGTATGACTACGAGAATGAACGTATCATGCATGCCAATGATGATGTAAGCGATGCTCCTATTAGGGAACAAGCATTGCTTGCACTAAAAAATAATACCCATACTGCGTACAACACACAGTACTTCAAGATTGCTAACGAGGAGTTTGAACATTGGTTTGAACCACTAGCAAACTTATTCCCAGGATTTGGCAAAGATAAAATGGGCATTAGTCTGTTTATTCAGCCTCCAGGGCATAATATTTGGAGTCATGTGGATACCTATAGTAGTTTTATTAGACGCACAGGTGACGAAAAGCCTGACTATACTAAACTGCGCAGGTATATGATTTTTGTGCGTGACTGGGATTGGGGTCACTTCTTTCATTGGGGCAACACTTGTATTAACCAATGGCGAGCAGGAGACTTTTGGGATCTTCAGCCTGGCGTGTATCACGGAAGTGCAAACGCAGGCATCAATCCTAAGATCACTATTCATTGGAGTGGTGAACTTGAATAATGTGTTGCTTATAGGTGCTACAGGACATTTAGGACAGTATCTTGCTGACTCCTATAAGCCAACCATTGCCACTACACGATTTGAAGATCCTATTGATGAGTGGCAACAATATGAAAACATAGACACAGTTTGGCTTGTTGCGAGAGCGTGTCGCAAAACAAGTCCAAGACGAGATGCAGAAACAAGACGCATTGAACTAGAAGGCATACAACGTATATGTGATGTTTTTAGTGATTGCCACGTTGTGTATACAAGTACAAAATGTGTGTATGGACTTACAGACAATGACATAAGGCATACTCATAGAGAGCATGTTGGTCGTGTATTTTGCAGTGGATTTCTTGGTACTAGAAATTTACCTGATATTAACAATCAAAAACACACAATAGACCTATCACCTTTGGGAGAAGAGCATCGTATATATGCTGAAACTAAACTTGCAGGGGAAGATATTGTAAGACGCACAGTGCGTAGTCATTCGATTTATAGAATATGGGATATAAAGTAATGCCAAATCTTTACGAAAAAAATGATTGGTTCCAAGAATACTTGGACGACAAACAAGTAAGTTTAGATGATCATCTAGACATTAGTGATTTAGAAATGCATGTTGATATTGATCATCAACAGATTATATCGTGGGCACAAGATAATATTTCCCGAGCTACGATTAAAGATTACAAACCTAGACCGTTTGTACCTGCAGACAGTTTGCGACAAAGCGTAATGACACAGTATCTAGGATACAACGAACATAACACTTTAGAAATCAACTGGGGAATCGAACCAGAAGATGATCAGGCACTGAAAGACATGTGCGGTGATGATTTCTTTGATGCTGTTAATCTCAAAAAAGAAACCTGTTTGGTTAGATTGTTACGATATGATCCAGGCACAGGCATTCCTATTCACACTGATAGTTACAACGGTTTTAAAACACGTTTCGGCGAAGGCAATGTAAAAAGATATTTTGTTGCTATTAGCCCATGGGATTGGGGACATTTTTTGCAAGTGCATGATAATATGTTACATCATTGGAAACCTGGATACACTGTGGAGATTCCAAATGATGTATTTCATCTAAGTGCAAACTTTGGCATCAATCCAAAGTATACATTAACGGTAACCGGATTTGTGAATGAGGACTAGAAAGCCTTATAGTCAAGGTAAATGTATTCCTGATAGTGAAACAACTACAACACTAGGCATGTTAATGCATGCTAAAGTAGGCACACAGGACACGGATTGCAGTGAGGAATACTGCTATATGTATCGAGGTTGGATTCTCAGTACAAGCAACAACACCATACAAGGTTTGAACGAGTTCAGCGATAGTGTATACAGTCATGGTACAACAGAAGCATTTGACAAGTTTTACTTAAAACATCGTCATAGAAATCTGCGTGTACTAGCAGGTGAATACAGTTATCACGGGTATGCTACTGATATTAATGTACTAAAAGATAAAAATGATATTGGGCCAAATGACACTTTGATCATTAGCATACCTTTCGCTGACAGTGGTACAAACTATAACTACAAAGAACTAATGGAACAATGTACACTATTAAAAGTACCTGTACTTGTGGATTGTTGTTGGTTTGGCACGGTAGGTGAAATGGACTTCGACCTAACTTATCCGTGCATTGAACAGGTTGTGTTTAGCATGAGCAAAGCATTTCCTGTTGGAAGATTGCGTATAGGTATGCGTCTACAGAGATCTGGGTCAAATAAAGATGGACTGGGCGCATACCAACGTGATAGTTATCTAAACTTTTTTAACATGCAAATAGCAATGGGCTTAATGGAAAACTTTAGTTCAGACTATTTGTTTGAAAAGTATAGAACTACACAACTTGCACTGTGCGATGAACTTGGTGTAAGTGCTAGCCCTGTGGTAAATCTTGCTACAGGTGTTGGTGAACATTGGGACTACCTTAACAGAGGAGGTCCTTTCAATAGACTTTGTTTAAGTGATCAACTTAAACAGAGTATAAATACAGTGTTAGAACAGCGCCTATGACGCGGATCGACGGGTCCTAATATAAAGTTCAACAATACTGATATCCTATAGGAGATAATAAAATGTCAGAACTTAAACAGTATGATGCAAAAGGTTACAACCCTAATACAGGCATCTATTGCAGTTCACAGATTTTCCAGGGCGACTGGGACAATGAACTAGCAGCACTCGATTACACTGCTCGCGAACGTGCAGTGAGTGATAACAATATCGTTGCATTCGACGAAGATAAAGGTATTGTTAGCAACTATCTTTACAATGCTTTCCGTAGTGAAGATGGTAAAAGCACAACAACAGAAATCCAAGACTTTTGGGCAGAAGAAGCACCAGAAAACTTCTCATACACAGACAGTTACTACAACAGTCCAAAACTAAGAGCTATGATTGATTGGTTTAAGTGTGAGAAGACACGCATCCGTATCTTCCAGCAGAAGCCAGGTCATACAATGGCTATCCACACTGACTTTGATAATCAGCGTGGTCAAGAGCACGGCGAAACACTGCGCATTTTCGTACAACTTAACGACATGCCAGGCGGTGCTTGGTTCCGCTTTAAGACCGAAGACAGTGAAATGTCAATCAACCTACAAAAAGGTCAGTTCCTAATCTTTAATCCAGATCACACAGGTCATGGTACAGAGAACGTAACAGACATCCCACGCAACACATTCATGATGGTTGTGAAGCGTAACGAATGGTTAGACAACTTAGTTGGTGAAAGCAACATGCAGCTCATCAACGTAGACGAGCTAGTAGCAGCAAAAGCTGCAGCTTAATCCCCCGTAATAGTGTGCGTTTAGGCGCACACTATTTTTTTACATAGAAAATATGAATCAACAACATTATCGAGTAGGCGAAAAGACATTCGTCAATGCATATGCTGCACTGTATGAAAGTGCGCAAACTGAACAGTTTAGCCAAGGCATTGCACCACAATATCATCTAGATGCATACAGTGCAGTGGATGTTGCAAGATTGCAACAGTATACCACTGCGGATCTTATTAGACAAAAACTCAGTGTACTAAGACAGTCACACAACAAAATAAGATTGCATTACACCGGCGGTAGAGATAGTCATACTATATTGCTTGCGGCATTAGACATGGGTATTGACTTTGATTGTGTTTTTACTCATACAAATAGCATAGTTGAAGATCCATATACAGAGCAAGAGTTTACACCTGGTATTGAGTTTGCCAACAGCGTTCATATGCCTAATGTTGTACACAGGCTCGGCATAGAGGATTTTGAACGTGTTTGGACTGATCCATGGTGCTTTACAAAATACCATGACTTCTATCATGGATTTGCTCCGGTATATAGCGATTTGATGTTAGACAAATATGACGACTATGATCTTGAACTGTTAGGTGTAGACAAACCATGGTACTATGTCAATGGCGATGACTACTATTGGATACTCAATGATGCGACAGATTATTGTATTGGACGTACACACGAAGACTTTTTTCTAGGCAGCGTTCACCCAGAGCTAACTGTAAAGCAAGTTTATCAAGGATATGAGTTTATAAAACAACGAGACAAACAAGGCTTTGTTGTTTATAAAGACCTTCCTCAAAAACATTTTTGCAGACATTTAGGATTGCACGACGGTATAGATGTAAAATACAATGAAGAAAAAACACGCAAAGATTTCCATGCAACTGGATACTTTAACAACAAGCATTATCGCAGCATGCAACAGGTATTAGGCATGGGCAGGCAGGATATAGTTGATGCTTGGCGTGAGACAAGTGCGCATCTAGTAGAGCAACTAAGTCCTGCTCCTTATGGATTGGAAACAAGAACAATATTAGACGGTGTAAAGAGTACAACAACAGTAGCTCGCATAACTGCTATTTTTAAGATAACACCCACAAACTTAGAAATGCTACCGCACACTGATATAAATAGGTTGACACAAGCATAGGATTCTAGTATAGTAATAAACATAAAGCGCCTATGGTGGAACTGGTAGACACGCAGGTTTTAGGTACCTGTGCCGCAAGGCGTGGGGGTTCGACTCCCTCTAGGCGCACCAACTTTATGTTTCCGTAGCTCAGCTGGATAGAGCAACAGCCTTCTAAGCTGTGGGTCGCAGGTTCGAATCCTGCCGGGAACGCCATATTCATATTATGATAGTATCAGTTACAGGAACAGATGCAGGGCTTGGAAAAAGCATTGCTGATTATTTAGAACACGCACACACTGTTTTAAGATTTGGAAAACAGCATGATCTCAGAGATTATTCTGTTAGACAAACGATCTTAACCGCAGACTTTGATGTTCTAATCAGCGTAGCAAAGCCAGATTTTGCACAAACACAACTCGTGTATGAATGCTTCGAAATACATGGAACAAAAAAACGTGTTATAAACATAGGCAGTGCAGTGGTATATGAAAAACATTGGGGCGACGATGTTCATATGATGCGCTATCATACACAGAAACAGAGTCTTGCACATGCAGTTGCACAGATAAATCATCCGAACATTGCAATCGTTAATCCAGCGCATTTGTATGATCCTGGAGAATATGACTATGCTAAACTGGAACAATGGTGCAGGAATAATATTGTTATATGAAACCAAAACAGTTATTTGAAAGCAAAACATTTTGCCCTGCGCCTTGGAACAATCTTTATGTAGCACCAGATGGTGATGTTAAAACTTGTAGTATCGGAGCAAGCCCTTTAGGTAATCTTAACACAGATACGTTTGCTAGTTGTATCACGAGCAATCCTGTGCTTAAAGAAATACAGGGTGCTATGATAAATGGCAAATACCATAGTAACTGCGCAGAGTGTTATAAACTTGAAACAGAGCAAGATGCTTATAGTTTAAGAAAACACTATAAACGCACACTTACAAGAACTGACAGATTAGAAAGTTATGATACAAACGATGGTGACCTAATACCTACCGGATTTGATTTACGTTATGATAACACCTGTCAAAATGCATGTGTTTATTGTTTTCCAGCCCTAAGCAGTAGATGGGCAAAAGAACTAGGAGTGACGGTCAACAGGGCAGATGGTGTAGAGGATGTTAAGCAGTTTGTACTGGATAACCTAGCGAATGCAAAAGAAGTTTATCTTGCAGGCGGTGAGCCACTTATAAACAAGGATTTTGCTCAGTTACTGGAAACACTATACGAGGTCAATCCTGATTGTAAGTTAAGAATAAACAGTAATATAAAAAACATACATACACCTGTATTTGAACTTAGCAAAAAGTTTAAAAAGTTAAGATATACAATAAGTGCAGAAAGCACAGGTGAACATTATCAATACATTAGATATCCACAGACCTGGAGTAGTTTTGCAAAAAATATTGACATAGTTATAAATGAAGTTCCTAGTTATAACTTTAACATGGTTTTGAATGTATTAAATCCTGTAGCACTATTCGATTGTATAGATTACCTTATGGAACGAGGCGTACATGAGAATGGTTTTGTAATACATCATGCAACAAGTCCAACTTGGAGTAATATTAATAATCTGCCAGACTGGCAGCTAGACTATTTTGTACTCAGATGTACACAACTACAAAAGACATTGGATCCTAAATACAGTTTGTATAATGCCATAGAAGGTTGCATTAACTTCATTGACAGTAAATACAAAAAAGATATTGACGATACTCGAACTAATCTGCTATTATTAGATCAAAGAAGAAAACTTAATAGTAAAGAACTTTTCCCTCATATATGGGAGTCGAACATGGAAAAAGAAGAAACTATCATGCCTGTTGATATGTTCAACAACAAGCAACAAAAGAAAGAAGCCGAAGATCAAGACGCAGAGCTCGACTGGGCCGAAACTTATGGTGTAAACACTGAGGATTTTTTATCGCCAAAAAAGACTTGACATCCTAGTAAAGTTAGCATATAATGTTAATAATAATAGGAGACATGAAATGGCAGATATTGATTACGCAGTTATTGAAGCATACCAAATGCAACTTAGTACAGAACAAAGTATAAAGTTTGTTATGAACATGGCTAAAGTTAACAGAGAGCAAGCCAAAGCGGCTATTAAAGTTTATGAACGTAAGGTCATAATGGCTCATTAAAGTATTGGAGAGGTGGCTGAGTGGCTTAAAGCGGTGGATTACTAATCCATTGAGCCTTTGCGGGCTCCGGGGGTTCGAATCCCTCCCTCTCTGCCAGTACATAAAAACGCAAGTATAGACTAAGGAAGAACGAAAAATGACTATCGCAGTAATGCTTTTTACAACACTGTTTGCAATCGACAACACAGAGTTTTTTGAAACAGTAGAGCAAAATATCGAAGACGGCATGTCTTGGAACTATGTTGGTAAATCAGATCCTGATGGACAGCCAGCACTAACAGTGCGCAATGAAGCGACTGGGAAAGAAAGCATTTACTTTAAGATGCTAAGAGACTAATGTATAGGGTAACTGGTTACTTCCGAAACCATAAAGTAGTACAGAGTTTTATTAATGTGTATGACGCTATTGATTTTAAAGACACTGTAGACGCACACTATCCTATTAAAACAACACTGGAAAAAGGAGTTTATCCTGTGAGAACATTTATTGTAAACGGTTGGAACGCTATTATGGATCATAACATGAATCCATTGCGTAATATTCCAGACCTACAGACTCGACATGTGGTAATGCAAATACTAGCATGGATGTGGTGTATTATCTTTAGCATGAGCGTAGGTAGTATCACTGTGTTTGGTGTAAGTGCAGTTGCACATGTATTGTTTATTGCTGGTATTGTTGTAACAGTAGGCACATTTGAAACTGCAAAACGCAATCCAAAACTTTTTAGTTTGCGCCCTGGATATCACAGTGTAAGCCGCACACGACAATACATGTGGATTAACGGTGAAAAGGTTAAACTTGATCCAAACGATCCAGGTGGAGAACATGAATAAAAACGTAAGGAAAATCGAAAATGAAAGTTAACGTAGACGTATATACAACTGATGTTGATGCAGGAATAGCAGCATTTAGAAAAGCACTGGAAAGCGGAGCAACTGATGTGCAGTTGCGTTCAAACGAGGATTGGGAATCTAAACAGTTTGAAAGTCTTAATCTAATGTTTGAAGCAGATCATAAGAGCGAAGCACTTAATGAATTAGATGATGGTCCATTTACCAAAGACCGTCCATAACTAACAAAGTCCTGTCTTCCATTCGACAGGTTAAATAACTGAATGGATGGTGCCCAGGAGAAACATGCAGAATATTCTAGTAGCAGGTTGTAGTTTTACAGAGCAGTGTGGTTTTACAAAACAAAACCAACCTCTGTATCACTGGCCCTATTTGTTAGCAGATTACTACGAGTCAGACGTTACAAACATAGGAATCAACGCTGGAACTTGTGAAGAAATATTCTACAGAACATTAGAGCAAGTCATTGACACTAGTTATGACTATGCGGTTGTAGTATGGTCATACCCACATAGACGATGGATGTATAGCAGTCATAATAATGTAGATGACTATACTATATTAGGCCCGCCTGCAGAAGGCAAAAATGCAGATATCAACGGTGTAAAAGACTATGCACGGTTGCACTACAAGCATTTTGATAATAGTTACATGAATCTTAAAAGATTTCTACTTCAAGTCAAAAGTTTGGAACTTGCACTTAAAAACTTGAATAGAAAATATGTTTTTGTACAAGGAACAAACACACTTTGTCGAGAAGTTTTTGATTACAATCTTACTAGTGACATAAAAGACATGTTAGATTTTGAAAATAGACCTGACGAATACATATCAGAAAAACTCAACGATCTTAGAAATATACTGACAAGCATAGATTTTGATAACACAATAGAATGGCTTGACTATAGTTTTTATGACAACAGATTAGACAGAGCAGATGACAATGTACATCCTGGCCCTAGATCTAACAAGTTACTGTTTGATAAACTTGTAGCACACATCGCCAATAAATAATAGTATGATCACACTAACTGAAAAAGCAGAACAATATCTTAAAACCGTTGGAGATCCCAATGTTTACCTAAGTGTAAAAGGCGGAGGATGCAGCGGTTTTACTTATATTTGGGATGTTACAGACAAAGAACCTACCGTAGGCAATCTACATGTAGACCCTATTGCAGAAATGTTTGTAATGGGCTGTACCGTTGATTATATTACAGAACTAGGCGGCAGTTATCTACAAGTCGTCAATCCCAATGCTGTAGCAAGTTGCGGCTGCGGCGAAAGTTTTGCTGTATAATAGTTTATACCTATTCCCTAATAGACAGATAATCTTTGACATTACTCCATGCTATATGTAAATATTGTATAGTAAGGAGTTTACTATGCCACCACGCAATCATACCAACTGGTTAAAGCAACCAAACATAGAATACATCAGCAGTGAATGCTACAATAATCACGAAGTTTACCTAGCAGAACAAGAGTTGATCTTCGGTAAAGTTTGGGTGCCTATATGCCACTTGAGCGAAATGTATGAACTAGGCGATTTCCGCACAACTACAATAGCAGGCGTTCCTGTAATAGCAGTAAATACAACGGACGGTGTTCGTGCTCTTCGAGACACAGGCATTACACAGCCAGCAGGTACACTAAGTGGGCCTATAGATGGAACACAACTGCATTGCGAAGTAAAGCACGGACAAATGGTTTGGGTAACACTGGATCCAAATCCTACTCAGGATGTAGAACAGTGGACAGCAGGTGCATTTGATTGCATAGCAGATGCTATTGATACTGAAGAACTAGAAGTGTTTCACTATCACAAAGCAATCATTGACACCAACTACAAGTTGTGGCATGATACTAATAGCGAGTTTTATCACGATTTCATGCACTACTTTAACAGAGTGAGCGGTTTTAACGATGAATATTTCGCTAGAAAAAATGTTCCTTTTGATAATGGTCATGTTAACGTCAGCAGCTTTACTGTTAACTATACTGAGTATGACGGCTTTGAGGATAGAGGGGAGTTATCTTTTCCCAATCTGCCGCCCAACCAGTGGTACATGGTCGACCTCTTCCCAGGCTATAACTTCAACTTACGGGGCAGTGCCTATCGTAGTGACACAGTAACTCCACTAGGTCCTAATCGAGTCTTAATCGAGTTCAGAGGTTATGGGCTGCGCATTGACACACCTGCTGAGAGACACACACGCATTAAACACCACAACAGTATCTGGGGTCCATTTGGACGCAATCTGCACGAAGACCTTATTGGCGTTGCAGGGCAAGGCACTACAATGCGTGAAGGTACAGAATCAAGAAACATTCTGCACGGAAGACATGAGAACTCTACTATACATGATGAAGTTGGTATGCGACACTACTATGGCAAATGGGGCGATTTCTTAGGTGTAAATCCAACAAGACCACTAGAGAACTTAACTTTGTAAATCTTTTTCCTGCTACTGGATAAATATACAGTAAGTTAGGAGTTCTAATAATGCCGAAACAAAGTATTAATATTGGTAGTAGCGCCAATGACGGAACAGGCGATCCGTTACGCACTGCCTTTGACAAAATCAACGATAACTTTGATGAGCTGTATTTGTACAGTACTGCATCAAGTGGTAACAATGTAACTATCACAGGCAACACCGTTGCTAGTGATAACACCAACGGCAACATTATCCTAGATCCAAACGGCACTGGTCGTGTCGTATTAGCAACAGCAAGCGAACTTCGTTTTACAGACCATACAGACAATGCAGTGGCATTTGTTGACAGTGACGGTGATGTAAGTTTCAACGGCGAGTTTACATTTACTGAATCAACAGGCAGACTACAAGTTGGAGATGTATTTGTTGGTGGTACAAGAATCGGTACAGAGCGCAGTAACCAAGACCTAGTTATTGATCCTAGCGGTACTGGTCTTATTGACTACAACACAACTGCACAAACAACAGTAGGCGCGGCAGGTGGAGCAACTGCGCTACCAGCAACTCCAACTGGATACTTCCAACTAAAAGTTAACGGCACAGCATACGTTGTACCATACTACGCTGTAAGTTAAGGATAGACAATGGCAAAGGCAACCATTAATGTAGGTACTAATGCAGACGACGGCACAGGCGATTCACTTCGTGCCGCATTTGTAAAGGTAAACGACAACTTTACAGAAGTTTACGACGAACTTGGTGGTACTAGTCTAAGTAGACTTAGATTTGTTGATAACAAGATTATTGGAGATGTAAGCAACGAAAACGTTGTTATTGATCCCAATGGCACAGGCATTGTAAACATTCAAAGCGATGCTAGTGTAACTGGTGATCTTAGAGCTACTGGCGAAACTCGTGGTGCTACACTGCAAGTAGATGGTGCTGCAAACATTGATGGTAGTGCCGTAATAGATGGCACACTTAATGTAAATGCAGTAGCAAACACTACAAGTATTACTACAGCAACACTCATAGCAAGTGGCACAGCAACCTTTAATGGAAACGTTGACCTAGGTGACAGCAGTGCTGACACAGTAACTATTACAGGCAGATTAGACAGCAGTATTGTTCCCGACACTGATCAAACATATGATATTGGCGGTACTAGTCTGCGTTTTAAAGATATTTTTGTACAAGATGTTGATGCAGGTGCAGACATCACTGCCGGTGGTGACCGCATGCGTATTGTACAAAGCCACACACCTGCAAGCAGTATAGGCGTTAGCGGCGATACTGCAGGCGATTTTGCCTTTGACGGCAACTATATCTACTATGCAACAGCAGATTACGACGGTTCAGCAAACATTTGGAAGCGTGTTGCATGGAGCGGTGACACCTGGTAGGGTTGATAAATACTACATATAACGAGGAGTATATAGTATGTTGCCTCCAGTATGGGTTACACCACCTGGTGATCTAGGTACAGTCGTAGAAGGCGAGTTTTACCAAGTTCAACTAAACGCAGCCAATGCCACAAGTTACAAATACTTGAGTGGCGTATTGCCTGTTGGCATTAGAGTGACACGCAATGGTGTTGTAGAAGGCAATCCTAAGAACTATGATTATATCCAAGGTGTTCCTAAAGAAGTAGCACAAGATGTTACCAGTAAGTTTATTGTAAGAGCTGTAAGTGATGATGGCAGTGTAGCAGACCGTGTGTTTGAAATGACTGTCACAGGACAAGATGCTCCTGTGATTACTTCGGAACCTGCAAGTGATTTAGGTGCGTTTTTCGATGGCGATAAAGTTGATGTACAACTTACTGCTACAGACCCTGATCCGCAAGATACACTAACTTGGAAACTGCAAAGTGGCAACTTGCCTAGTGGATTAGAAGTTACAACCGATGGTAAGATTATTGGATACATTACTCCTTTTGAAGATGTAACAGGTACTCCTGGATTTGATGTCAATAACTTTGACATCGGAGAATGGGACTTTAGAACTAAAAGTGTAAACAAAACATATGACTTTATTGTAGCAGTCACAGATGGCAAAGACGTTGACTTAAAATCATATACACTGTTTGCTGCAAGTCGTAATGTTGTTACAGCAGACATGGACATACTCACAGTAGACAACTATGACGATCAAGAAACTAATACAGGATTAGGTCAACTTTTAGACGCAAGTGAAACAAATCTGCGTAGACCTGCCATGCTAACACAAGCAACAGAAATAGGCACTATTAAACACGACAACTATTTTAGTTACCAAGTACTTGGAAGGGACTTTGATGGAGATACATTAGAGTTTCAACTAGTTGGCGGTTTTGACAGTGCAGTAGATGGCTTTGATGATGTAAACTTTGATCAAGAATCTGCTAACTTACCAGACGGTCTGGTATTAGATCCTACCAGCGGTTGGATTAGCGGATACATTCCACAGCAAGCCAGTACTACTAAAAACTATACCTTTGGTATTTTCTGTCGCAAACGTGATAACACTGAGTATGTAAGTCAAGACACTATTAGTTTCAGTGTCACAGTAGAAGGCGATATAGACAGTGTTGTTGGGTGGCCCAATGCTGACCTTGGTACTATAAGCACAGGTACACAAAGTCAACTTAGTATTTCAGCTAGTATTAGCGACGGCAGACCTGTACAGTATGAACTACAAGGTAATCTAGGATTTACACAAAACTTGCCACAAGGGTTAACACTTAACAGCAGTGGACTTATTGTAGGCAGAGTAAGTTTTGAAACATTAATGTTTGACACAGGACGTACAACGTTTGATATTGAAGATTTGTACACCAATGAAACAACATTTGAAAATATCTATACATTTACAGTAAGGGTATTCAGTGCAGATGGTGTTGTAGACACTTACAAGACATTTAGTATAAGACTAGTACTAGATAGCAAAAAGCCATATGAAAGTATTTTTGCTAGAGCGTTGCCTACACAAGCACAACGTGATATCTATGAAGCGTTTATTCAAAACAACGATGACATACCACAAGCAGATGTGTATCGTCCGGGTGATTATGCATTTGGTATTCAAACAGATATTCGTGCTGTGATTGCAGCTGGTCTAGCACCAAAGCCTGAAACAGATTACATAGAAGCAATGAGTAAAAACTTCTATAATAACATATTAAGATTTGGTGATTTTAAAACAGCAAGAGCCCTTAATGAAGATGGCACTGTGAAGTATGAAGTTGTCTACTTAGAACTTTTAGATAACAAACAAGGAATAAATCCTAGCACAGGGATGAGTGGTAGTCCTGTACTAAAACAAGATGTACGCAGTGATGTCACTACATGGAGTAATCCATTGCGTGTAAGTGAACCTGCTATAGATGTAAGTCATCAGCATTATTTGGTTTCACAAGCAAACGATTATTATGTGTATCCAAACAGTATTGAAAATATGCGCAGTAGACTTACCACAGACATTGGTTATCAAATACTAGAACGTAAAGTATTACCAGACTGGATGCAAGACAAACAAGAAGATAACACAGTGCTTGGGTGGATACTAGCAGCACCTATTGTTTACTGTAATCCAGGCACGGCGAAAAAGATCAAGTATAGACTTGAAGAACGTGTAAAAAACAGTACACTGGATATTAAAAAGATTAGTTTTGAGATTGATAGGTTTATACTAGACAATAACTTGAGCCGCTGGTTTGACAAAACAACAAACAAGTTTACAATCACACAAGAAACAACATTTGATGTTAGTGACGTAACAGAGTTTGATGGTGACGGTACAAGATTCTTTGCCAATGTAGACACATTTGCAAACAAAGATCAAGGGGACAAATATATTAAGTTCCCACAGGTAGGACCTTTTGACAGACTACCTTACACTGAAAGATAAATATATAGACAGTTTCCACAGTTGGAGTTTTAAATAATGGCAAGCGGTATTATCACAACAGGTATTGACACAGCGTATCCAGTAGCAGGGCAGGACAATGACAGCCAAGGATTTCGCGATAACTTTACCAATATTAAAACAGCACTAGACACTGCTAAGACAGAGATTAGTGACATTGAAAGCAAGGCAATCCTCAAAGGCGCATTGGACGGCGACAGTCTAAACAATGATGGCGCTGGCGCAGTACTTGAAGATTTTGAACTTAAAGATATCAGTGAAACTCGTGTTGCAAAAGGTACAACTAGTGGAACAGTAACCTTTGACTATGAAGATGGTCCATATCAAACATTAACAACTAGCGGCAGTTGCACATTTGCGTTTAGTAACTTTCCAGCCGCAGGCAAAGTAGGCACAATCCGTGTTGAAATCAATGTAGCAAACGTAGCACATACAATGACACTACCAGGAGCAGTGGACATTGGTGAAGATCAACTTATCGGCAGCAACGGCAGTAATGTAATCACATTTGACAGAACAGGTGTACACTTGTTTGAGTTCATTACAGATGATGCAGGTGCAAGTATTGCTGTACTTGACCAGTTGCGCAACAATCGTTCTATTGAAGTTCGCACTGCAACTGGCACAGGTCAGACAGGTGACAAGGCAGGCGATATTTGTGCTGATGCTACTAACCTATATGTGTGTACAGCAACATATGATGGCTCAACTGCTATTTGGAAAAAACTAGTACTACAAGCCATTTAATACTTGACACTGCCTCTAAAACCTGTATAATATATATAATACATGCATAACCAGAGGTATCAATGACTAATCCTTTTAAAGATATTGACACGTTTCAAACAGCGTGTGACCAAGAGCCTAGCGCAAGTAACTACGCTATGTATCTTGATTTAATCGAAGAAGAATATACAGAACTAACAGAAGCAGTAGACGCCAACGACAAAGTAGAACAACTAGATGCACTTATTGATATTCTGGTTGTAACTATTGGTGCTATCCGTGCAGCTGGCTGGGACAGCGAAGGTGCATGGGAAGAAGTTATGAAAACTAACTTTGCAAAGATTGATCCAGAAACAGGTAAAGTTCGCAAACGTGAGGACGGCAAAGTTCTCAAACCTGAAGGATGGCAGGCACCACAACTTAAACAGTTTATTGAATGACAACAAAAGACCACTTAGTATGTGCAGTATTTTCTGTGCTAATCTACTTTAGTATAACACTAATGATGATTCCCAACATGCTTTGGAGCATTGTTGGTGCTTGGCTTGTGTGGAGAAACTGGATAACATTTAATGCATATTGTGAACAACGCAGGGATGGACTAAGATGAATCATCCTTTAACACCTAACTTATCCAGCATGTCTGACGCAGAAGTTCTCAAAAAAATAAGTGAACTGCAAAAGCGTATGAACTTTGCCTATCAATCGGGCAATGCACATGTAATGAGCCAGATTGAAATGATGCTCGAAGACTATAAAGAAGAAAATAGAAAAAGAGACAGAGAGCGTTGGGATAAAATGCAAGAACAACAAAAAGACAAAGGCAAAGATTGGGACGATTTAATCGACATATAAAAATGATAGAAGTAAAAGAAACTTTCTCTACTACGATGGTGCTGGAAGATATTATTGTACCAAATACTTGGCATGTAACTATTAGTTTAGTACCTAACATGGGCAAGAACAAACTCTACACTAAAGCAATGGATCGTATTCAATATTACATTGCAGAAGTTATAGACAACAGTGTGTTTATTGGAGCACACAATCTGTCAAAGATTGCTAACTTACCATTCAAAGCACAAGTGCATGTGTTTCCAGACGATCCTTGGGATCATTTAGTCGCCATGTGTTTGTATACAAAGATCAGTGCAATCTGTGAAGAAGTGTTTTTTGTAGACAGTATTACTATTAGCAGCCAACAGGCACGAAACGTAAGTCATACATTTACATCAGACGAAGGCGGCAATGAAAACTTGTTACAGTTGTTTGATGATGAACCTGATTTAGAGCAGTATGTAAAATACTGGTACAAGCCTAGTGCGCAGATGTTTTTCTTACACGAAGGACTAAAAATAGTAACTGTTGATTGGTCAGAAGAAGACTTGACGTTTGACGAAAAATCAGGTACAGTAGTAGAACTAAAAGATTTCAAAAAGAAACCACCTAACAATGACAATACAACTTGATGAATATTCGAGACAGGTTCTCAGTGAACAGCAAGCATGTGAAATGCTGTATGCAAACCCAAGTCTCGATATTACTAATCTATGTTTAGAAAATGTAACAAAGTTTAATGCGGCAAGCAATGCACTTCATTTGGACACAATGTTAACACAGTTGAACGATGTAAATATGGATATACAACAGTATCATAATATAAATCAAAGCAACTGGCATATGCCAGAAAAGTATAAACACTTAGACATTGCAAAATACTTGTTAGATTTATGTAAAACAGATGCACAACTACAGAGAGTAGGACAAGAGCTACTGCTTTACCAAGAACGAGATATGTTTGACTTGTTGCGTTTTTTGTGTTATATTGTAGATACTATGCGAGATCAAGACATTGTTTGGGGTGTTGGTCGTGGTAGTAGTGTTGCAAGTTATGTGCTATATTTGATAGGTGTGCATAAGATTGACAGTCTATACTATGATTTAGACGTAGCAGAGTTTTTAAGATAAGTATAATATACGCATATTATTATTAGGAGAATATAATGGCTCGAGGAAAAACTTATAGAACAGCCAATGGACAAAACGTTGATTTTGGTGCTATGATGTTAGCAAATGAAACTGCGCCTGCACTGGGCAATATGAAAGTAAACGCTAGAGGTGATGAGATTTCGCCTGATGGTACTATTACAAAAAGTCGCGAACAAATCATGCGAGAATACAATGAAATGAACACAATGGTTCCAGTAGACGATGTTATCCCAGAAGGCACAAATATTGCGCAAGCAGATGAAGATGACTGGCAAGACTGGGAACCTGCTGTGCAAGCACAACCACAAACAACTGATGTTGTTGACGGTCACAGCGATGTACACGAAGTTGTACAAAGCCAACCAGATGAAGAAACTAAACCAACTCCAACTGGTGGGCTAGCAGCGGCTGTAGCGGCAGCTAAGAAAGTAGAACAAAACGTTCAACCTGCAAAAGGCACAGAAGAACGTGAGAACCCAGGTGTACGGAGGATTTAATGGCAAAACATGTAGCGACAAGGACCACAGGAACTTTCAAACCTTTGCGAGATGGTATTCTTGTAAAGGAAATGGAGTTTGGTGAGATTACAACCAAAGCTGGTATTATTATTACCAGCGATGACGGTGAGACACGAGGCATTCATCCAAGATGGGGCAAAGTGATTGCTATTGGTCCTGAGCAAGAAGATGTTAAAGTTGGCGAGTGGGTGTTAGTAGCACATGGTCGCTGGAGCCGTGGATTTGAACTTAATGGTGAGATTGTACGCACAGTAGATCCTAAAGACACACTTGCAGTAACAGACGAAGATCCAGGGCAGGAGTTTTTCGATATTAGTATGGGGCACCAGACATATGAATATCAAGGGAAAGTTGGTGTAGGTAAACTAGAGGTGTAAATGGCTTGGGAAGACCACACACAGTCAGAAGCAGAAAGATACAGGAGTATGTTTCTTGCAAAAGAAGATGAAAATCAAATCTTACGACATAACGTAAGAGAACTACAGGAGCAACTGCAAAATAGTTACAAACGTATTGCAGAATTAATCGATGGTGATATGGAACGGAAAACATCTGATCGGCACTAGCCCTAAGTGTGCTAGACGCAGTATCATTGCTTGGGGCGAAGCAAATGGCTTTGTACAACTAGGTGATGCAGATGTAAAAAATATTCAAGATGCTACAGCCATTTACTTGGTACGAAACCCAAATGGTAGATTGCCCAAGCAAATACAAACTGTGACAAAACGTCTAGCAACAGCGGTTGCCAAAGAACCGATGGATCAATGGGACAACACTGAAAGTTTGTTTAAAGAGACATTGGAAGAAGATCCTAAAGATTGGTACAACATTGATCCTGTACATTTGCAGAAGCAAATCAATGCTAGTGAACGCTATAAGAATATCTCTTGGAAGTTTATTAAACTAGATGACTTTAATACATGGGCTGTAGAAAATGGGTACCAACCTTTCGAACTGTTTGCAGAAAATGCAGACCCCAATCTTATCGCAATGATTAACTTTTTCATTGAAGAGTCAGGAGTAGAAGAACTTTACGCTGACGACTTTGAACTTTACAATAGGATTTAAATGTTAACTGTTATTGATGAAACACAACTCTCATATTTCGATCACGATCCTGTAAGACCACACATTGATGCAAACTTTCGCATCACAGAAAACCGCAAAGCATTTGCACTGTGGTACAAGGACGAAGCACCTGCTGCAATCATTTGCGCTGCATTCTGCGAGGATGTGCCTAGCACTGAGGAAGTGCTGGACAATCCAGGCACTACGGCTGTGTTTTACACAGTATGGAGTTATGAACGCGGCGCAGGTGCAGACGTTGTATTTGATGCAGTAGAATGGATCAAAAGCAACATGCCAGACATAGACAGATTTGTTACACTAAGCCCTCCTACAGAAATGGCAGAACGATTTCATTTGAAGAATGGTGCAATCAAGCTGCGTGTTAACGAAGATACTGTAAACTTTGAATATGTCAACCCTTAAACACTATCGCAGTTGGTTTATACAACTTAAAAATCAATATGGAATATTGACAGCTCTGCTCTGTTTCATGTACAATGCTAAACACTATAACTTAGATGGAACCTACAAATGATACACAAATTTTTTAAGAAACTAGGACTTGCTGATGAGTACGGATACTGCGATACGAGCATCGTTGGATTCGTTGTTATCTGGAGTTTCTTTCTATACGGCGTATATCTTGCTATTGAGGATCTTGTTCGATGAAAGAACTTTGGACAGAAAAATACAGACCTAGCACAATCTCAGACTATGTGTTTAGAGATGATGCACAACGTAAACAAGTGCAGGGTTGGGTAGATGCAAAAACTATTCCACACTTGCTGTTTAGTGGTGCTCCAGGCACAGGTAAAACTACACTGGCAAAAGTGCTTATTAACATGCTTGATATTGATGAGTATGATGTACTAGAGATCAATGCTAGTCGTGAAAACAGTGTTGAAAACGTGCGTGATAAGATTACTAACTTTGTACAGACTATGCCTTATGGTGAATTTAAGGTAGTACTACTTGATGAGGCAGTATATATAAGTCCAATTGGTCAAGCAGCACTGCGCGGTGTAATGGAGACATATGCAAGCAGTAGTCG